TATGTCGTCTGGACCAGGGTTCAGGTCTGGGAATGTATGGTTGTCTGGGGTATGGTCGTCTAGGTATACATTGTCCACCACCACCACCACCACCACCTCCACCACCACCAGGCCTGGGTTGTTCAGGTCTGGGTTCTTCAGGTCTGGGTAGTCCTGGTATGGTTTGTCCAGTTTGTCCATACCTGTCCAAACGTTCCATCATTTTTGAAATTTGCCCTAATTTTATTCTGATTAATTCTCTCAAAGCATTTATTTTTGTCACACATGGCATTACATTATTCATGATTTTTTTCTTGTAATCAGTCTGTCTTCCTCCTGGAGGTTCAGGTGTTTGCATCCACATTTCAAAAGGGTTCGAAAAATTAATCCCATACACACCATATATTTTTCTTCCTCCGGAACGACATGCCATACAATTTTGTCCCTGAAGACGACGGCATGGAATCATGTGAGCGTCATATTCACAATCTTTGGGAAATATTTGACGACCACTAATGTACTCGCCAAAACACAATAAACAATAATGATAACGACAAACACATGTCATGTGACTACAATGTGCATTATCGGTGCGTCTTGTCAACACACCACATTTCGGACAACAAAATTCAAGACTTGTAACAACAACGCCATCATAGCGAATATATTTAAATCTTCCACGATTTTGTCTTATATGTTCTTCAGCAGCCCTAATTTGTAAATCTCTTCCTGTTATGTACCAATTTAATATGCTGTGAAGAGACGGGTTTTTATTATCCGGTATTTCTCTTACTCCAAAAACTCCAGGATTGTCTTTAATGGCTTGTTCATATATTCCATCTGTGGGTGGACATGGTACGTCTCCTGGTTTTCCAACATCATTTTGAAGCTGTGCTATTGTTTGTCTTATTTTGTCTTTTCCAAGGCGATGTTCATATGATTGGTGACAGGTCATCACACTTCCATCGTCGTTTTTTGAATGTTTGATTGGATTCCAAGCGTTGAATTCACATGAAAGACACCAAGTTTCATGACAATCAGGACAAACCCATTGTCTGTTTTTGGATGTACTTTTCCATACTATAATTCGTGTACAAGCATCTGTCGGACATAAAAGTTTTCGATTGATATAATTGTCATCAAAAATATTGTTTAAACCATGAGATTTATTTATATTGTAATTCTGATCTTGCAATAAATCTATAGCGGTATTTTCATAAACCACGGCTCGTTTATTTTCAAATATATTTTCCTTTAATCTATGTGCACAAAACATTCTAAATTGTGGTGTGATAATTTGAGACTCACGAATGGACTGAATTGTTGTTCCGTCTGGACGAGGTTCTTCAACTATCCCATATATTTGTGATCTCCATGTTTTGTAAACATCATTAAAAAAAATATTGTATCTTTTTTTTCGTCTACGCAAATAACTTCTTGGTGTGATCATAGATTCATACTCATCTGAAAAAAGTTCTTTCAGGAATTCTTTTGGAATGATATAATTGTAATTTGTCCCCTGTAAAATCATATCTGTGTTTCTTGATCCATCAGCCTTTGTAATAAATAATTTATTAATTATATTGTTAAAAACACAACCCAAACAAATTCTTGGTACAACATTCAAATTTCTATGTTTGGCTTCAACATCTTTACCCTTTGTTTCTGTACCCCAAAGACGATTTGAACTTATTGGATGTAATTTTAATTCATTCATATGATCATCTATTTCTATTTCCCGATCTTCACCCATTAATCGAACATCTTCTTCGTCAGGTGGATAAATAGCATCCATCATAATACCAAACACATTGTACATTTTTCTTCCGAATGATTGATTTTTATGATATATTTGTTCGTTGGTTAACCCACAATCTCCCATGTTATTAACACAAGGGGAATTATAATTCCATACCGATATATCATCATTGACAGCATGATGATTTATTTCTCCTCTTAATTCTTTAGCAGAACATCTAACAGGATATTTTGGATTTGGACAAGGTGATGGTATATCATTTAATGGTGGATAAGTAGCACAACTACCAACCTCTTGTCCTGCTGTGTAAAACAATAAAGATGGTGGGTAAATTTTTTGTAGATTGTTTTCGACCAAATATTGTTTTGATATTGAATAAGTTCTGTCACTATCTGCCACTGGGCGTACATGTTCCGATCTTTCAAGAATTTCAGAAAATTTGATATTTATAGAGTCTTCGTCACCATCATCGTCATCATCACTATCATCATCACTATCATCATCACTGTCATCATCATCATCATCATCACCAATGATTCTTCCGAAATATTTACGTCCATCTATCTCAACACTGACAAAACTTCCCAAATATTCGAGACATGCCTGACATGAAATAAAATTTGTAAAAACAGGATCATCCACATTTCTGACAACATCCATTGTACCACCAATTTGTTGTACACTATCTTTGTGGTTATGTTCATGAAAATGCTCATTTGGATTATACATATCCAATTTAGTTTTAGAAAATAAAATGGATATTTCCATAAGTTTTTTTTTTTCCTTGCTATTTCCATGTCTGATACCATCAATTATTTTAGATGCCAAATGTTCAAGTCTCACACATAATTTAAAATTTTTTTCATTTTTTGGTGTTTGTTCTTTAAACAAAGCGTCAAAAGCTTTTTTTGAATTCCCTTTGAATGGAAATGACTTTCCCAAAATAATTTTTTTAACCTCCAAAAAATCTCCTAAATTAGAGTTTTTAATAAAATTGTTTCTTACTATTAGTCTTGCTGATTTAAAATCATTATTTTCAATTGCTTTTTGTAGGCTTCCTTTATATGGATTGAGTAATTTTATACTATCAGTGATATTTTTATCAGAATCAATTCCAAAATGTGTGTTCATATATACTATACAAATAAAAAATATTTTCCATTAATATTTTTTAATGGACTTTAGTATGTTCATAATGGTTTCAATTTGTTGAAAAATACATTTTGGCTTCTTGTGTGGTCATAAGTCAAAACAAAAATTTTTAATAAATATGTTAAGTCCATTAAAGGATATTCTTTCGAGTATTCAACAATTTTGGTCCGTCTCAAATTTGGAAAATTATGCTTTGTTCATTTATTTGTGTTATTTTCCAAATTTTTTTTTTACATTTTAAACAATAATTGTATGATGTTTCACACCATGCATCCATACATTTTTGACAATATTGATGCTGACAATTCATTATCATTTTGCCATGTTTAATTTTACACATACAACACATAATCATATTATCAATATTTGTGGATTCCCAAATCAAAGCAGTGTTAATTTTGTTTTTTTTCAAATTTGACAGACACTTGTTTTGTTCCTGAGCTTTCTCTTCCAATATTTTTTCTAAATTCATATATTTCGGGAATATGCCCCGAATTATTTTTTGTGTACCAAAAACAAAATTCAGCATATAATAATTTTAATGGATAATTTTTAGAAAACCATTTTAATTTAGATTTGTGTACCAGGAAATCTTTATAAAATTTTTTTTTATTTAGTGAATCTTGAATTTTACGAGACATTTTTTAAAAAATCAAAAAAAATAATTCAATATCAAAATTTATATTGATTAATAATAAAAATTTTTTTGTTTAATCCATAAGAGAGCCAAAAAAACCATATCTGCTTGGGATTTCTAAATCACCTGGGTTAGCCAAATCATGGTTTCTGGATTTCTTTGATTTTTTTGGTTTTATGGATTTCCTGGGTTTTATGGTTTTCTTGGGTATAACATATGTGGTTGTCCAACCATTCTTCATATAAATTTTTTTGTCCTTGTAGCGTTTGGACAAATAGTGGCTTTTTTGTTCTTGTGCTTTATGATATTTAGCCAGGAGAAATTTAATTTTTTTAATCGTAGCATCTCTTACATGAATTGAACACATACCCCGTTTTTTTTTAGGAATTATTTCAACAAATGATTTATCATCTTCATTGAAAATTTGAATATCAAAATGTGGAAATTTAGAAGAAAAATTTTTAATTTCTATCCCTTTTTTGCCAATAAAAGCACCAATAATAAATGATGGGATTGGAATTAGCACCATTTGTGTGTTGGAGATATCGGTTGTTGTTAATAATATCCACTTGTTAAAATCAAATTTTTTTATATTCTTGAAATTTGTTATGGTCAGGAAAAAACAGATGGAATGTTAAATTTTCATAGTAAAATTCATATTGAATAGGTGTAAATACTCCATTAAAAATTATGTTTTGACATAAAATTTGTCAAACCTTTTTAAGTTACCCAATATTAATCCAATAATTTGTCTAATAGTTGACAAATTCCCACACTTGTTTAAAAGAATTTTTGCCATCTCCTTTTATTACTTTTAATAAATCAAACATATCTTCTTGAACTTTGATTTTGATATTTTGGTCCTTTTCATCTTTAGCTCCCATATCAGGACCTTTGTTAATTTCCATCAATTGAACTTCCAAATATTTGTTTGGTGCCACGTCTGCTCCAAATAATTGAAAAGTTGTATTATTTTTTAATGATTTAATTTTACACAAAGATTTTACTACAGCATTCATAATATTTTTAAATAATATTTCTATGTTATGATCCAATTTATCTTTGCTAAATCCATTTTTATCCAACCAATGTCTAAAATCTTCCAATGTTAATGGATTTTCTTTGTACACTTGTCTTGGAACATAACCAGAAGTGATATTAACATTTTTTTCCATTGATTTTTTTATGAATTTTTTAGGAGTGTAATACATAAATCCATTATTATGGATATAAGATTTGACCAAACCTTTTGAACAAATTATCAATAAATAAATTCTCAAATTAATTTTTCTACCATTTAGAACAAAAGGATCTTGAAGAAGTTCTTGAACTATTCTATAATCAGATAAACAACCAGAATTTTTTATAATTTCTTCCAAATTATTGGTTATTTTGAGACCTTTTTGTCTTTGAATATTTTTTTTCATTATGTACAATTTTGTTGGATGGAAATTCATTCTGAAATTAAACATATCATTTTTATCTTGTGTCAAATAAGTATCTGGCATAAATTTTTTAGCTTGTGTTCTTCCATATTTTTCTATCAGTAATTTCCAAATATTATTTTTGCTTGCTATTTTGTCACATCCTTTAATCCCAAAAATTATTTGTTTATTATTCGAAATTTTTATTTTTTCCAGTTCATTTTCAACATTGTTATATCCACAAGGTATATACAAGTTCCATTTGTCATAACATTCTTTACCTTTACATTTTTGTATGTCATGTTTGTCAAATATTTCGGATAAAGTTCCATGTGTCCCATATTTCAAACATTTTTTAAATAAAATATTTTTTTTCAAATCATTAGAATTATTCGTGAATCTCTCAGATTTGGATTCAACAAAAAATTTTAATTCCAAACAAATTAATAGAACTATTACTATTATAATTAAAAAAATATTTTTTTGGGTCATTAAATGCTCCATTTGTAACTATTAAATATATTTTTTATGAAATCCAAAATATTATTCCAAACTATTTTTTATTTAAATTTTTTTGAAGCAAAATGAATTTATTATATATAAAAATAAAAGCATGTTTAATAAAATGTCAAATAGGAAATCTTACAAAATTGATCCAATGTATTCGTTAATAAAATTATCATTATTATCATTTTACCCTGACAACACAAAATTATCTGTTTCAGATAATTATATATGTATTAGAAGTCCAGGTATTTATCAGGGAATAATAAGATGGGGATATGGTGAAAACAGATATGATGTTTTGTCACTAAATAAAGCAATACTTCATGCCATTAAATTGTTTGAAAATAAATTTAACCAAATTGATTCAATAATTTATCATGCTTGTTGTGGAATAAATAAATTAATTTTATGTTATGTTGATGATAGAACTATTAAAAGACAACTTCAAGAATTAGAAAAAATATTAAATAATTTTTACAATGATAAATCGGTTAAACTTAACATAAATATTTATGTCAAGTCATATTCATGGGAATTGCCCGATATAAATTTTATTAATTATAATTTTAAAATTGTTAGAAATCTTGATAAATCAAATATTTATGATTTAGAAAAAAGAAAAAAAATGAGAAAAAAATATATTGATATAATTGATGAATTTATCGAAGAAAAAAACTCATTAATTTGAGTTATTAAAATTTCATGAATGAAATATTGGACAATAAAAAATATTTGAACATGTATTTTCAAGAAATATTAATATTTGAGACATTTACAAAAAATAAATATAAAACAGGTACAAATGAAATAAATAAAGGAAAACAAAAATATTTGAATATTCTGAATAAACAACCAGGTACTATCAAACGAATTATAATGTTAAATTAAACATTGGAAAATTTACATATTCCAATTATTATTCTTCGAAATTAAATGATGAACAATTTCAATTTTTTTACTCTGATTTTGTGATTGGTAATAAAATTAATTCAGAAGTGTTTTTTACAAGAACCGATTTTTGATAAATCAATAAATTCTTTGACAAATAAAAATATATTTATAAAATTATTAGAATTAAACATGAGATTGTTTTATATGCTTTTGTACCATGGTTTCTGGAGGAAAGGACAGATTAAATCTTCGTTCAAAAATTATTTATTTTTTTAATTGGTGTAATGGCTTATTTATACAAAAATAGATATAAACCAATCAATAATTCATGAAATTGGAGGATAAAATCAACATGTTTGGATAAACAACAAATATGAAAACAAAACACAAGTGAATGTTACAAGATAAAACTGTGGAATGGGATGATTGTTAAGAGAAGTTGAAAATAATGAAATAATTGATTTACAAAACAAAAATAACAAATTGGAAAAACAAATGAAGATGAATGATGTGATGGAAAAATTACGATTCATGTCATGAAATCAAAATATTCGAAAATTTGATTTCATGAATATCCATTATTAAATAAAAATGACAACACATCGTAGAAAAATTTATGGTGAAAATAAAAAACTCAAGGACAGATTGAGTAAAATTAATATTGAACTTGCGTGTTTAATTCTTGATAAATGTTTATTGGCACCCGGTGAAAATAATTGTATAAAAGGTTTTTTTGATATTTTTACATGTTGTGAAGATCCAGGCCCGGAAATTTCTCTTCGTGCGAAAAAATATTATAACAAATACACAAATAGTGTTTGTGTACAGGATCTTTTAGAAACAGAAAAATTGATGGATAAAATTCGCGTGTTGAAAAAGGATAAAAACACAATTAAAATGAGATTGGAAAAACACGGGTCAAAATATGAATTTGGATAGTAATTGTTCAATTGTAAATCTATCGGTATGGTTCTCATGAAGACACCCCATGATAATTTCTTCTAAATTAAATAACCTGGGGATTTGTGTCATTAATTTAGGACCACCTAAATAATTTGGTATAGATGTTTTCTCAAGATCCACTGTGTACCATCTTCCGTCCGTGGGTTTCCATTTTAGTCCAACCAAATCCATTATCACAATTCCAACAGAGTAAACAATGAATTTTTCGATAGGATATGTTTGTATTATTTTTTTATTAAGATCGGGTGGTAAATATGAATAAGATATTTTGTTTTTTCCCAAAAGACCATTTTTTTTAGTATCAATAAAAACGCTTCCTAAATCAGCCAAATATATTTTATATGAGTTTGAACTCACACATTTATAAAATATGTTTTCAACTTTTAGATCAGTGAAGTACAAATGATTATTTTTGAGACAATTTAACTGGGATAAAATACTTTTCATGATACCACTAAAAACTTCCCAAGATTGTTTTCTTTGTGTTTCAACAAGATGGAACAAATCACCGTCCATAAGTTCTGAAGCAATAGCCCAATTTAAATCAGGATTTTTTGAAACGTCCAGAACTACATTTCCGAGACATTTGTAATTAACCAAACCACAAGGATTATTAACACTTATTTTTTTGAGAGAATTTAAAATTAATTTTTCTTTCAAAAAATCTTTTTGTGATGAAAATTTGATAGCAATCAATGGTTCATCTGAATCTTCTGTTCCGAATGAATCTACTTGACCAAAATGACCTTTTCCCAGAGTATCAATATATTCCAATTTTAAATATTTTCCATCATTTCTTGTAAAAATTTCTCCATTATTCAGAAATACATTATTTACAATGTTTTTTTTTGTTCTGGCAAAAGTCAAACATTCACTGACATTGTTGATTTTTTTGTTATATCGTTGTGCGTTTGTTCTATGCCTGTGGACTCTTTCCAACAATCTTTGTCTGGATACGACCAAAGGAAATTTTATTTTGGGTTGGGATTTTATTTGGTTTGTTGTATCTGTGTTTTTAGTTCTCCTGATTTCAGGTAATTTTAATGAACCACTTTTAAATAAATAATTTTTAATATATTTTTTTAAAATATTGGTTCCTTTTTGAGATGCTAAATCATATTTGACATTTGTGGTTGGTTCTATTATTATCATTATACATATATAAAATAATTTATTTGTGGGTATCACTGAAATAGTTCCTATGTAAAATAATTCGAGGAAATTATTGTGTCAATGATCAAAAAAATTAGTTTTTCTAACACTATTTGTTGTTCCAATCATATAATTTATATTTTTGTTATGGAAACACACCTTGGTCAAATTTCACATTTGTCGAAATATTTGTTACACCCAACATTTTTGTGGAAAGATGGATTGTTAAATCCAAGTTCAAGACTTTTCTTTTGAAAAGATAAAACAGAATTTATCAGTTATTTTTGATGGAGGATAACACATCAAACCTTATTTGATTTTTTTGCTAATAAAGTTGGCGTTTTAAATCATTAAAGGTGTAAAAGTCACAAAAAATCATTAAATCTATGAAAGAACAAAAAATGTTGTATGTAATATTTTTGGTAATTTTCAATATTAATTTATGAAATGTTATATTGATCTCAAAAATGATTTAACATATTTTTTTAAAATTCTTATTCCATTTTTACCATAAATAGAATAATTTTTTTTATCATCAGGGCTAAAAATTTTAGAAATAGATTTACCTGATCCTGATTGTTCAATTGATTTAGTTTTAACCAAATTTGTGTAGTATTCATAATCAGGATCTGCTGTTCCTGTCATATTATTATAAACAATACAAATATTTTTATTCGGAAATTCTTCATGACAATTGATAGCTCGTCCACATTCATGGATATCTTTGTTTTTACATTTGATAATTAAAAATGGATTTCCATCTGCTAAATTATCATTGATATAATTAATGATGGGTTTAACAAACTCATGTAATGTTCCAAGACATTTTCTTCCGACTGTAACTACAAAAAATCTCATTACATTTTCAAAAAATCTAATAAAATCTTTATTTGTTATATTTTTTGGGTCATCATATCCCCATCCATGTGCCTTTAATAAAGTAACAAGATGTTCGATCATTTGTAGAACCCACTCTCTTGTTAATAAACAATTTGGTTCTGTTTTTGGATGTTTGTAGCCTCTAACAAATAAATTACTGGACAAACTTTCGAGTCCTGTGAAAATACAAGTTCCTCTTCTAAATCTATGTTTATATTTTCCTCTTCCATACATGTAACCATCTTGTAAACTAAGCAATTTTTTATAGAATCTTCCTAAAAAATCAAAATCTGTTGTATCTGGATTTAATCTGTATTTTCGGTTTAATCGTGCGAGAATCATATCTAACATGGCTCGGTCTTCACCAACAATTTTTAATTTTATTATATTTTCTCGCATATTTCTAATAAAACTTCTATTTGTTTCATTTATGCTTTTCATGTACTGTACAAACATAAAAATATTTGAATTGGCCAAACATTTTAATTTTTGTTTCAATTCCCATAAATAAAAATATTCATAATTAATATAATGAGCGATTTTATAAAACTGGTGAAAGATTTTAATGTGATTGGGTTTGCGTTGGGTATAATGATAGGGCAAAATGTTGCTGAATTAGCGAATTCGTTTATTGATGGTATAATCATGCCAACATTAAAACCTTTTTTTGAAAAAATATCAAATAAAAAATTAAATCTAAAAATAGGTTTCATTAATCTTCAATTAGAAAAATTCTTCAATGCCATTATGAAATTTTTAGCATTAGCTCTTGTAATTTATATTTTATTACAATTTGGAATAAAACTTAAAAAACCAGTGACTTGGGTTTCTGTTAGAGATGTTGCGGAAGGTGTTTCACTAAAATAATGATTTGAGTTTAAATTTATCTATCAATACATAATTATGTATATTTCTTTAAATAACTTTAATTAAAAGTCTAAATATTATTTTGTAAGAATTGAAACATTTGCAAAGCATTCCTTTCTCCTTCATATTGTATTTTTTGTTTATTTTTCTTAAGAATGAAGGTTGGAAATCCTTCAACTTTATGAAAATTGACTAATTTTTCATTTTTGGAATTTTCAGAATTTACCAATTTTAAATCAACATTTAATTTGTTTTTCTTAACCAAATCTACCAATTTTTTCCACTCTGGTTTCACATTTTCACAATGTCCACATCCAGGATACACAAATATATAAAATATATTTTTATTGGAAAAGTTTTCTTTTGTCCAAGGAAAAATTAAATATGGAACAGCCATTGTTGTTAAGACAATTACACATATTAAAAAATTATTTTTTGAAATCATATATAAATATAGATATTTTAATTTTTGGCAATTTGGATATCAAAATATTTTTAATTTGATAAACAAATCACCATAATTCCCACAATTATCTGGTAAACCCAAATTGTTTATTTTAATTGCGGGAACAAGATCATTGTTTTTCATTTTGTTCAGTTGTTCTTTATTAACATTTATTTTATATTTTTTCCCATTCAAATGTTTGAAAATTATTGTTGTATCTTGAATTTCTCTGATATTATGAATCATGGAAAGATCATATCCTTTTATTCTTTCAAACAAATAATGTGGTTTATCATCTAAATAAATTACCAAATCACCAATATATTTATATTGTGGAAGATGATTACCATCATTTTTGAATAATAATTCATATTCATTCAATGGAAATTCTACTGTTTTTGTACTAATATAAAAAATAATTCCATCACAAACTTTGCAATTATCATTGTGATTTTCCAGACATAAATCACAACGTTTTATAACAGGAATTGATATTTTTTTTGAAAAAAGGTTATAATAGTCCTCCAATGAAATTGTCAAACTATAAATCAAATCTGGTGTTTTATTTTTAAATTTGGTTTTTTTGATAAATTCGGAGAATTCTTTTGCTAAATCTTTATTGTATTTAGAAAAATATGTTATTTTTTTTAAAATCTCATAAAATGGTTTTTTTAGTTTGGGATTTTTGGAAAACATTTGTTTTGTTATTGTTTTAATATTTTTAAAAAAATCGGGATCTAATTTTGGAAATATTTCTTGAAATAAGGTTGATGGAGATTTAAAATTATATTTGATATTTTGGTTTCTGTCATATTTTTCTCTTTTTTCATTATCTGACAAAATTTCATATGCTTGAGCGATTTTTTTAAAGATTTCTTCTGCGTTTTGATTTTTGTTTCGATCTGGATGCCATTTTAATGCCATTTTTTTATATGCTTTTTTAATATCTTTTAATTTAGC